GCGCCAGTACGCGTACTGGTCCTTCGCAATGCGCTTCAACTCCGGGAAGTCCCACCGCCCACGCCGGCAATCCACCAGCAGGATCGCGGGCCCCGAGTCCTGATCAGGGTAAAACACGCCCCACGTCGTGATCACCGAAAAGTCCGCCGTCTCCTTCTTGGAGTACGCCGTGTCATACGACTGGATGATGTACTCCAACTGGGGCATGTACTCCTTGTCCCAGACGTTCCACCACTCGCGCTTCAGGATCGCGCCCTCGTCCGCCGTCGGACGCTGCTGGTACATCGCGTTCCACTTCTGAATCGACAGCGATGCCTTCACCGCCTTCAACTCCTCCAACTTCCAGAACGACGGCCACAGGGGCCGCTCGTTGGGCGTGTTCTCGTCAAAGATGGCAGGGAACTCAATCACCTCCCACTTGTCCGCGTTGTGGCTGGTCTGCGCCTTCAACAGCCGCGCCGTCAGGTCAGAGGTGTTCCAGCGCGTCATCACAATGACCACCGCCCCACCCGGCTGCAGTCGCGACCGAGGGCCAGAGGTGTACCACTCCCACGCATTGTCCAAGGCCAACCGCGACAGGGCGTCCTGCTCCGAGTGCGGGTCGTCAATGATCAAGAGATCCGCGCCACGGCCCGTCATCGCGCCCCCCACGCCAACAGCAAAGTACTCCCCGCCGTGGTTCGTGTCCCACCGACCAGCCGCCTTGCTGTCCGCCTGCAGCACCGAGTCGGGGAACAACTCCTGATAGCGGTCCATCTCCATCAGGTTCCTCACCTTCCTGCCAAAGCGAACCGCCAGCTCGCCAGTGTGCGTCGCCTGAATGATCTTGGTCGTGGGCCGCTTGCCCATGATGAACGCCGGCAACAGGTAGGACGCAAACTCCGACTTGGTATGCCGGGGCGGCATGTTGATGATCAGGCGCTTCAGCGTGCCGTCCGCTATCCGGTCAAACGCCGACGCCATCTTCTTGTGGTGGCTCGACAGGATCGCCTCCGGCCAGACGTACTGCGAAAACTGCAGGAAGTTACTGCACGCCTTCTCCTGCGCTTCAAGCAGGGCAAGCCGGAGCTCAAGGCGCAGGCGTTCGGTTTCAATGTCGTGGGGGGATGAACCAAGCATCAAGGGTCCTTTGAAAAAAAATTTGCAAAAAATTTTGGGGCCAAAGGCTTTTTAAAACAAGGGGGGCCCTTTCTAGGCCGCCGGAGGAAAGAACGTCTCCCGCTGAGTAAATCCAGCCGGAAATGTTTCACGTGCCACATTCGGCTCCCGTTCCTGCGCGTGCAACACCAGATGACAGGGGCGGCACAGCCACACTACCTGCAGCGGCTTGGAATAGTCAGGATGGTGCATCTGACTCTCTACCGAGCCACAGGACACACAGTCCGCCCGCACCAGCTTCCCACGCCGCAGGTACACGTGAGCGTAGCTACGACAGTTGTCCTTGCGACGCTGATCCTCCGACATGGCGTGCGTACGGCGCCAGCCGCGCATGTATTCAGCATGGCAGGACACACAGTAACGGCCCTTGGGTCGCCGCTCACGGCGATTACAGTTGGAACACATTTTCATAGGGGGTGGGGGTGCTGTTGTTCACGTGATACAGGGGTAGAGTAATGGACCAAGGACCGAGGGTCAATAAGGTGAAAAGTGTTTTGGGCCAAATAAATCATGTAAAACTGGGCTAAAGCACCGTCCGCTGCGACGCGGCGCGCGGCGCGGGGGTGCGCGCGAGCGAGCGAGCGCGTCAGCCGATCGAATCGGGGGCAAGGGACCCGTACCGAACGGTACGGTCAACCGTAAGTCATTGATCTTGCTAGGGTTTCCCGCGCGAGGTCACGTTAACGGGGCGTTAACCGCGCGCCCCGGACCTTGGCCCACGGGTCACGGCCCGAGGCCCACGTGCTCGCCGAGGCCCCTGATTTTTGCTAAGTCCTTGATTTTATTGGGTTCACTATTTCCGGTAATTACAATTACCGGAAATAGCGGCTCGCCGGACCGAGGCCACCAGACCGCGCAGGGCGGCGCAGGCGCCCCGGGAGCGTGGGGGAGGGCCCTGCCCGAGGCCCCCTCCCAAGTTTTCCTCAGAGCGCGTTTCCGGCGGTCTGGGAGGGCCGCGCAGACTGCATGGGCACGTAGGCTGTCGCGTGGGGCAGGGAAGGACAGCGCTTTATATAAAACTGACGCAAATTGTCACTTTGTGACAAAAATTGTCACTTTTTGACCAACTTTCAACAGTTGGTCATTTTTTGATCAACTGTCAACCAACGGGCTTGTGTTGGCCAATTTGACAACAAGGGCCTGCCAGTCCACGTCGCGCCAGCGCTCGCGCAGGGCAGCAGGCGTGTCGATGCCGGTGTCGAGCAGGGCCTGCGCCTGCCTGCCGTGGTAGAGCAGCAGGATGCTGTCAGGGGAGCGTGCAGTGCCCGGGGGCCAGTACTGCACGACGATCCAGCTGGGCATGTGAGCGTGGCGAGTGTGGAACGCGACCTGATGCGGGCTCAAGCGGATCTTGCGCCCACTGGACACGACCTTGAGCTCCAGCGTCACCCAGTGCCCCGTCGGGAGCGCAGCGAGGCAGTCAGGCATCCCCAGTGCGACGCGCGTCTCCAGCCGGCTCAGACTGACGTCAGTCAGCCTGCCCCGCAGCGAACTGTACAGCGCGCTCTCTTTCGGCACGTTTGATTTCCTCCAGCAGGTTTTCTTCTTCGGTAGGTAGTTCGGGCTGGCCCTGCTCGTCATCGAGCTCCAGTGAGCTCTGAGGGGCCTCCAGCGCGTCTGGGGCGTCGTCAGGCGTCTTGTCGATGATCGCGACAGGGGGCGGCCCGCCATAGAGCGCCTTGATCTCTTCCAGCTTCCTGCGCACCTCATCGACGCTCATGCTGTCGATGGTGCCGTGCCTGATTTCCTTGCGATCGACATAGATCGTGCCCAGTGCCTGTCCGCGCCTGTACTCCGCCTGCACAGCCGCGCCGTAGTTGCCAGCCTCCAGCGCTTTGTCGCGGATGATCTGCAGGTCGCGCAAGTGTCTCTCGATGTTCGTGCCATAGCGCTCTGCGACGTCCTGCCTGTACTGCTGAATGGCAGCGACCACCTGTGGGTTGGTCCGGGGATCGGTGAGCTCGTGGGCGACCTTGTTGGCAGTGTCTGCCGGGTAGCCTGCCTCGATGGCCGCCTGCTTCAGGGTCTGCTTTCCCTCGCCGTCCACGAGGGCCAGAACGAACCTCCACTCTTGTGGCGTCAGGGCGCGGCGGTGCTTGTCTAGTGGATCCACTGCGGTGTTGAGCCGCTCCTCAAGCGCTCGCTTCTTTTTGTCGGGTTTGACAGGGGATGTGTTGAAGAGGTCTCTCATTCGTTTTGACGATGCTGTCACGGGCAGGCTCCTGTGGTCCTGTGGGCTTTCAGGGCCTAGTATAGGAGCTATAGCCAGAAAAACGAAATGAAATCAATGGAATGGGAAGGCGGGCACGTCTCGTAAGGATTTGAAAAGCATTGCACTACTTGGTTTTGGTGTACTAAGTAGTGTCTCTCTAAAACCTCAATAAAATCATAGAGATTGCGACAATTGCGTCAATTGCGGCATATTTGAAAAAAATTTCAAAAAAAAAAAAATCGAGCCAGAACTCCTATAGAAACCCCGTTTTCGGCCCCCGGGCCTTGATCCGTGATCCCCGGCACCTGTCCCACCGCCCTCTGTAGCCTAAAAGCTACACGTGATCCCTGTCCCTGCCCCACCGCCCCTGTAGCTACAATGTAGCCACAGAAAAGGGCCCCGCAGGGCCCTTGGTTATATCAGTTCTTGTATGGTCCTTCCCCTGACCGAACGCGCGCGTTTCCAGTACTTCACGAGCCTGACTAACTGGCGCAGTCTGCAGGCTCTCATGCGCGCCGTAGTTGATGGAACTACTTTGCGGGCATATGCCACCGCTTCGATATCAATTGCAGTTCTGTAGTCGGTCATGTCTGTCTCCTGTATGTGGGTTAGTAGAGGTCCTGCACGTCGTTGTCGTACAGGTTCTGATGAAAGTCTTGGACCCGCTGCTTGTGCTGCTGTTCGAGAACGAGGAGCAGCTCCTGCGCCCGGTCGTAGTCTCCGGCCTTGTAGGCGGCGTCAACGAGCATGTTGATCTCTTGGTCACTGAACTTCATGGTCTGTCTCCTGTATGTGGGGTTTCACTCGACTACGGGCGTAGTGTCTCACAAGGCACACTACCCGTCAACACTTTTTTACACTTTCTCCCCTTCAAAAAGCTGGATGACTTTGCCTGCCAGCGTCAGGCAGATCCTGTTGCCCAGCTCATCGTAGCCGATGGCCAGCACGTCCTTCAGAACGCGGATCTGCTTGACACCGCCCAGAGCCGGGTGCCGTGCGGGGAGGTACGCGGACAGGCCGCTCACGCTGTTGGCGCGGGCATACGTGAGGAAGTCAAGGATGGCGATCTTCTGCTGTACGCTGGAAAGGGTCTTCATGGTCTGTCTCCTGTATGTGGGGTTTCACTCAACTGCGGGCGTAGTATCGCCCTGACGCCCACTACGTGTCAACACTTTTTTCTACTATTTTCACATTTATTTTTTAGGCGTTGAGGAGCTCGGACACGGCGTCCTCAAGCTCGTCGAGCTCCCGGAGAACGGCCCTTGGCACTCGGGCCCCGTCGCATTCCCCTTCGCTCTGGGCGCACCACAGCGTGCCCAGCTGACCACTGGGGCCGTACAGCAGGGCCGGGGTGCCTGCCCCCGGATCGTCGGCGATCACTTCGCTGGTGTCGATCACCAGCTTCCAGCCCTGCGAGAGTGTGAAGGTCTTGATCATGTTCTTTCTCCTGTATGTGGTCGGTAGTGTTAGGCGATCAGGGCGGCGGCCAGCGCTTCGGCGCTGCCTTCCGTGTACTGCCCGTTGATGAAGGCGTAGAACTTGACGCCCTTCGCCGTCATCAGCGTGCCGATGGCAGGGTTCAGATCAGCGGGCACTTTGAACTTGGCCAGCTTGGCTTCTTGCTTTGCCTGCTGCATGGCTTCTTCAGCAGCGGCCAGACTTTTGGCGGCAAGGATGTCGGAAAGGTAGAGTGGCTTTTTCATGTTCTTTCTCCTGTATGGGTTGGGTTTCACTCAAGTACGGGCGTAGTATCGCCCGACCCACTACTACGTGTCAACACTTTTTTTTACTTTTTT